CTGTTGAAATTAAATTAGTTGTTTTATCATAAACTACACCTTCAACAGGATCTGTCGAAACAACTCTTATTGTCACTGCGTCAAGATTTAAAAGTGCAATACTATCAACGACAACACCAGGCGTTATTTTAAAGGTTATAGATGTGGCATTACTTGTCTGTGCTCCTACTATCAAATCAAAGGCTTTCCATCGGTTAGTTGCACTGACTTTAAGCCATTTAGGTGTGGCCAATAGCACATCTAATTCAGGCGAAGTCCCCCCGCTGACGTTTTCAAGGGCTTCATATATTCTATGATTATTAGTAGTTGATAGTTGTACTGTGTCTCCTTCGAGATATGATGCTGCAACATCCCAGCCGTAGGAAATACTCCAATCTGCATAAGTTCCGCTGCCACCATTCACGGTTACATTAACTACCAGCGATGTACTTGTATAAGAAGTAATTTTGCCATACATATAATTAGATGGCCCAGCTGTACTGTAAGCCTTTACCCATTCACCAGCAACAAACGGGAGGTCAGATTGAGTCGTAAATGTTTTTGATGCGATCTCAATAAGAAGCGAAGTTGTACTCGTACTGATATCATCTACATCTGGAATGTTGGAGTCTGTCATCATTGCATCTGTTATTGTTATCGGCCTTATAATTTTCATCTATGCCGTCCTCATGAGTATGCCATCAGTGTTCATCTCTTGATCTATATTATCCATTACACGTGCTATTTTCCCTGTGTTCTTTGAAAGCTGATAATTTCCCGCTTTGACCTCTTCTATCAATTTTTTTACTTCTGAAACTATTTCAGAAGTATCCATTAGTTTTTTACTATCTGGATTACTATATATTCTGCTTGCTCCTGTATACTCTAATTCTGGGCCTTGTTCCCCAACTATTCTAAATCCACCTTCGTGGTAACCACCTTGAGCATAACCCTGATTGCCGGGACTATTAAGCCATTCATAATATGCGAGGATATCAGCAGGAACAGGAGTAGTAGTTGCAGGGGCAGTTGCAGGAGTAGTTGGAATACTTTCTGTCCAATATCTTCCTTCTGACTGACCTGATGATGTATAATGTTCGTAAGGATGGCTTCCATAATAAGGGTCTGCTGCAACATCTGGGTATCTTTCAAGATAAGATCGATTATCAACAGCAAGTGTCGAGGGAGCATGATATTCAGGAGTAGATGGAGTATATGGCTGTGCTGCTATTGTCCGGGCATTAGAAACTGCTAAATTATAAGCTGCCTGTGCTGCCGCATAATTTGCCTGTGCTGCCGCATAATTTGCTATAACTTGTTCAATAGTTAATAAAGTATCATTTATTTCTAATAAAGCATTTAAAGACTGTTCTTCAATAGTCAACTGGTTATTAACAAGCTCTTCCATCTCAGCAATAGAATTATAAGTTTTATAAAAATTTCGCTGATAATCTGTTAAAGTTGCAAATTGAGCTGTTGAGTTTGCAGTAGAAGTAAGAATCTCCAAAACTTTATCTAAAGATTCTAAATTAGAAAAGTCTCCTTTTCGGGTTTGTTCTAAAATAGCCCTAAAAGCAACCCCTGCCCAATTCCCTCGCTTTATATCTTCGGCAAGACCTTCCATCTTTAAAGACTCTTTTGCTGATTTTAATCGATCCGCTGCTTTTTGCAAGTTAGATATAATATCATCAAAAACTTTCTTTAAATCCGCTGTTGCTTTTGATAAGCTTTCTTCTGCTTCTGATAAAGCTGTTTGGGCATCCATCACTCCCCAAATAGCTACCTGTAAAGGACGCAAAGATTCATCCATAACATCCAGTTCTATCTTTCTCTTTAATGCCAATGCTTCTGAAGCATTCCCTAATAACTCCATTAATTCTATCTGCTGATTAGTATGCTCCTCTACCATTTTATCTGCATAACTGTAAAAATCAACAAACATAGGCATTAAAGCCATCATAGTTGCAAAAAACTTTTGTCCTTCTTCCGTTGTGTAATCTATTGATTGCACAAGTTCCCTAAACATTTCCGCCGTTTCGGGAAGGGATACGCCAAACTCCGATAAAGACTTGGCAAGCATCATTCCTTCATAATCCATCTGTTCTGATTCTGTAAAAAACTTTTCAAAAAATAAACTAATCCCCTCTGTTAACTTTTCAAGACCCCCTGCATATTCAATCATAGCCTCAGTTATTTCAATCATTCTCTCTTTGCCGGATATTACAGTATCATAATATTCTGTAATATATTTTGTTGGTTCTGCTAAAGCGGCTACCTCAAGAGACATAAGACTTTTACCTGCGACGTTCATTGCTTGAAAAGCCGTATTCCATATCTCCCATTCTTTAGATATTACTTCTCTAGATTTAGTAATTGTAGTCGCCCCCACTTCAATAGACATACCAATCATTTCCATAGCATTGCTTACAATTTTTAAATCTGAATATATTCTTATAGCAGTTTCATACATTCCTTCATCTAACTTCTGATATTTTGCTAATAAAGGACCAAATAAAGCTTCTGCTGCTTCATCCCCAATTTTAGAAAAGTATTCAGAAAGCGTTTTATTAATCTGTTCTGTGGTCATGCCTTTTAAATTAATATTGATGGCAGGAAAAATATAATCCATTGCAGCCTGTACGTCAGTACCTAATCCTTTTGACAATTCAATAAGAGTATCCCCTATTCCTTTATAAACAGAGGTGAGCAATCTTATAATATCATCATCTAATGGTTGTGTTTCTGTCCAGTATTCCTTTTTATCTTTGGTAAGTAAACCCCCTTTTGTTTTCTTTACAAAATCTGCATAAGACACAGCAATAACTTTATCCCCTGCCGTTAATTGCGCAATTGTTGTGGAATCAAGTTTAATGCCAGAAGAAGTAATTGAAGTTTTTGTTTCTCCTCCCCAAAGCCATTTAAGAACAGTTTTTGTAAGCCACCTAAAAATAGGAGCTACTACAAAATCAAGACTCTGCAATTTATATATTATCGAACCTATTGCGCTATCCTTACCAAATCCCGCAGTACTCATCATTTCATTTAATTTTTTATATCCAGCCATAGCGGGGCCAATATTTTTTCCCGTTGCAGAAAAACCCTCCCCTGAAAAACCGCCAAATCTAACAATAGAAGTTACAAGCCCAGTTATATTGGAATTAAGAGATTGTAATTCCCTGTAAATATTAGTAAGCCCCGCATATTCCATCTGATATGTTTCTTCTAATAATTCATAACTTTTGGAAATAGATTCACTGCCGGTTCCCGGCTCTGCCCCTAATACTGTGCTTGCTGGCTTTGGTGGAGTTTTACTTCCGCCTTTCCCTCCAAATGATACTCCAGCAGAAGAGAATACAGCAGCAAGAGCACCACCTACAGCAGCAATAGCAACAAGAGCTTCAACCCAACTTTTACTATTAGCAGCAGCAGCAGCAACAGCAGCAACAGCAGTTACAACAGCTTTTGCTAAAATAGCCACTCTTTCAGCAGTTTCAAAGGCCATTGCCATTTTATGATAACGTTCTCTTTCTTTAGAATTTTCAGCATATAATTGGCTAACTTGTTCAAGAGCAGAAGCCGTGCCAGAAAAGACAGATTGCATTTCACTAATCTGTCTATGTTTATCTTCTTCCCAAAGTTTCCATTTTGCAGCGGAGGCCCTTGCATTGGCAGCTACAGTATCCCCCGTAGCCTGTATTTCTGCGGCTTTAATTGCCTCTATCGCCTCTAATCTAAAATCATACGCCTTCTGTTCCATTCCTTTTATATTACTGTAATAATCCGCCTTCGCTTCAAGACTTCTTGCTTGTTCATCCAATACCTTCTGAGTATAATTATGTTCGATTGTTGCGGTTAAAGTTTGTTTTTCTTTTCCTTCCGGCATTTGCTTTAAAAGTTTTAACTGCTCTTTCTTTTCTTTCTGAAGCAGAAAGATCTTCTTTTCAAAACTATCGGCAGCAAGAGCGTTTACCTCTCCATACAGTTGTTTGTACAGATCCAGTTTATCCTTTGAAAACTGCTCCATATCTTTTTGCTCAAGCATAGCTAACTCGCCAAGCATTTCATTATGTGCCCGATCTTTTTCTATTGCTTTATCGACATCTGAAAGGTATTTAGTTAACCATTCTTCTCTCTGTCCTTGTTTCGCAATTGCTGTTTCTGTTTCTACATATTGGCCACGGGTTTTCTTTGAAACGCCTATTTTTTTGTAGTGCTCTTCTTCTGCCCTAATTCGGATCATATCTTTTTCAAACTGAGTTTTATGCATTCCTTCAATTTCAATTTGATTCTTACGAATAGTCTCCATGAGAGATTTTTCTGCAGCTTCTCGAATTTGTACGTGTTTTTCTGTTTCTTCTTCTGTTTTTTTGTTATCTTTTAGTAATTTCTGTTGTGCCAGAAAAAGTTTTTCCAGCTCTTTTGCTGCAGCGGTAGCTCTTTTTCTGCCCTCCGGGCTCATTGAAAACTCAGTCTCGTTATATCTTTTACCAAGTTCTAAAAGAGCCTTGTCATGATCTTTGCGTCTTTTTTCAAAGTCCATGTATAATTCTGCATATTCATTAAATTGCTTTCTTGCAGCCTCTTTTGACCCTTTAGTCCCTATATACATTTCCGGCCCCTGACCAGCCATTTGAAGCGCAGCATAACCCTGTCCAATCATATCCAGTCCTATAGCAACCCGACGAATCTCCGCCTGAATAGATATAAGGGTCAATCGAAATTCCAGTCCCCACTTTCTAATTGCTTCTTGTCCCTCCGGACTACTAATTTCTCCGGTAAGTCCAAGAATTTCTTGCGTAACGGCCTGAATAAGTTCTGCCAAAGCAGGAGAAAATGCCTGTCCTAACAACACTTTAAGATTTCCAACATGTCTTTCCATAGATAACATCTGACCTGTTGCAGTCCCCAAGGTTGACTTGTATAATCCGGCATATTTTTCGCCTTCTTTCAAAACGGCATTCATCAAGGCTTGTGCTTCTTGAGCTTCTGTTATAGATCCCTTTGCCATCTTGTTCGCTTTTTCATAATCTCGATAAGCCTTCTCTGCGCTTATCATCAACCCCATTGTTCTGAAAATTATAACATGTCCAGAACGAATACCTTCAATCATTCTGGTAAAAGCCTCAGAAGAATTAATATTAGCAACCCTGGCAACATCCTGAGCAACCCGAGCAAGGTCTGAAGCTCTTTTAAGATCTAATTGAGCGATAACCATCTTCATCGTATTTTCACGAGATGCAATCATAGAAATACCCATCTTCTGCATCCCTCGTGCGGCCTCTTCCATCTGTACGCCGGTATATCCTGCTACCCGACCTGCTTGTCTCATTGTAACGCCAAGCATTTCATATCGAGAGGCAAGAAGAGTCGCTTCTTTAATAGAATGATAAACTTTCATCAACGCAAAAGTAGCCACCAATCCAGCAACAATGCGCTTCATTTTCCTAAATGAAGCGCCTATACTGTCTGTTGCTTTCTCTGTTTTTTTGGCTTGTTCTTCAAGATTAGATAAATCTCTTGAAGAGGAAACCACGCCTGAAGAATCTACTCGAATATAAAGGGTTGCTAAATCATCTGCCATCTTATTTCCTCCTACCTTTATGGCTTTCGCTCATTCTTTTTCGCATTTCTTCTGTATAAACGCCAGTCCTTCCTTTATTCCAGGCAATTTGTCCTAAATGTGCTCGAGACATATTTTCTCTGGCTTCTTCAGAAAAGGGCTTCCCTTTATTCCAAGCAGGACTTCCTATTTTTTTTTCAGATATTTTTTTACAAGTTTCTTCCGAGTGCCTTTTCCCATAAAAGGGATTTTTTTCTCCTCTGGTAACTTCAGAAATACGGAACTTATGTTCTTCTGAAAGAGGCTGTCCCTTATGAGATTCAGACATTTTTCGTTTTTCTTCTTCTGTACGAGGAATACCTTTGTTCCAGGCAGGGTATCCTTTTTTGGCTTCAGAAATTCTCCTTTTTGATTCTTCAGAATAAATAGTCCCTAATTTACTTCCAGCAATTGGACAAATATTATACAATGAATTAATTACATCTAACGCTCGTTGTTCGTAAAATAAAAGATTTTCTTTTGAACAATATAAAAGAATGCTAAACTTAAAAGAATTTTCACCATATTTCAACCACGCTCTCTGTAAATAACGATTCGCATGATTTTCTTTTTGTAAACTATCTACATGCTCAATAAAGCGCCGTTCAAGATCAATAGTGCTTCCAATATATCTTTTACCATCAATAGTATTTTCTATTTGATAGATTCCACAATTCATGTCTATTTATTCCTCAATGTAGCAAGATCATCTGCCATTACTTTTTATCCTTTTTTATCATGTCCGATGTTAAAAAGGAGTGATCTATCGCCTTGATCGCATCTACTTCCCATCTTGCCAGATCATATCCGGTTAGATTTGACCACGCTTGAATTTCTGAAAACTTCAATGGAAGGGGGCCCGCTTCTGAGTAGTCTCTGCTTCCAGTTAATTCCATAAACCATCTCCAAAGATAATAAACTACTTCTGGCATGTCTACCGGTTTAAGCTGATCGGGCATCTTCCCTGTCTGCCGGTATACAGACTCTAAATGCACCCGCAAAGAAACCCCATCTTTCTGCCGAGCATTTAATGAAAATTCATGCTCGGCATACTCAATAAGAGCTTCTATCAGCGTTTGATAAAATTTGCACGATCACCAATCGCCGTATCAACTTGTTCTTTTATCCAGGGAAAACGAGCATAAAGATCAACCGCATTTTCTTTAGAAAATGGAATCTCTTTACCTTCAATAACAATTCCTTTCCATCCTGTCGTACAAGCGGCAAGAAGTTCAATTCCATCTTGCTCGATTTCCTCAACAGATACCGGGGTGTTGGTTCTAAACCCACCTTTGGAAACTTTTGTCAGCCTTCTCTTAGACTGTGCTCTGCTGATTTTCTGAAACTCATCGGAATCTTTCCCAAGCACAGAAATTACGATGTCTAAATCAACAAGCGTTCCCGGATGAAAAATTTTAACGTCAAATCCTTCGTTGCTACCTTTTACTGTGTCTATCGTAGTAAGATCAATACTCATTTTTGTCCTCCCGGTTTAATGTTTTTGTTTACAAGGTTGAATCCTGAATACTAATTGTTGTAGCCAAAGTTGTCTCCGCAGTTGCCCCAGTGGCCGCGGTTGATCCGTCAGAATTATAAAGAGCAACAAACGGCATAGTTTGAATAATTCCTTTTTCCCCATCATCTTTTGATGCCCCGCCGACCTTTACTTTTGGCATGCTAAAAGCCAAAAAATCAGCATTGGCATCATTAGATGTCGTAAACGCGCAATTAATAGATATTTCTGTCTCGTCTATAAAATAATCCCTGAATGTTGCATCCTCAAAGAATACGGTCATATTGCCTTTAACCGAGATTCTTCCATCAAAGATATCTGCCTTTACATTTGATCCGACAACTGCCTCTGACGTAAGATTAGACGAAATATCAAAATCAAGACCGGTTAAAAGGGCAACCTTTGTGCCCTGAATATACAACGCCCCATTTACAGCCGCTAATACTCCAGTATTAGAAGCAGCCAAGGGCGCAGTAAAATACGGGGCATTTCCACCAGAAAAGTCCTGCATATCAAGCCCCATCATCGCCATATCCGTTGTAGCCATACCAGATGCAGGAAGTTTAAACGAAATTGAGTTAACTTTGCAATCAATAAATACTTCAGACAAATCGATGTCCGAATAGTTATGTTCAATAGCGAACCACGTTTCCGTATGAGCTGTTGACGGCACCCATGTTTTCTTGCCAACTACCGTCGCTGTAACCGCATCCCCAGCAGTTTTCGCGGCAACTGCAACCCCGTCGAGCATCGTCCCAGTTATTACTGTCTCGGTCAATGCTGTAATAAGGAAGTTGTGCGTATTGTTTGTCACCCCGGTTGTAGTCCAGCCTGTCCAACGGATTACGTCCCCGATTTTTAAACCGTCTGTAATAAAAGTTGCCGTTGCTGCTGACGTAAATGTACCAGAAGCTCCTGTTGTTGCTGCTGCTGTCACATCTGACTCGGGACCGCCCACTGCGCCAGCCGTCCACGCCCTCCTGAGTATGGCAGCGTGCAGATCGTCATAAGTTCCCGGAGAAAGCTCGCCAGAAATCGTTCCATCAATAGATCTCACTCCATGCCGCATATCTCCTACTTGCCTGTCAGCACGCATCTCGTTTGACTGATAAGTTTCCTTGGACAAATCCAGATTACTGGTCACACGGCGAAGATATTGTGCCGTCGCCAGCGCTGCTATCGGAATTGTCCCTTGTGTCCCTTGTGTTGCTAAAACTAATTTCTTTTCTATACCACTTGCTGTTGCCATAATTATTTCCTCCTTTTGTTATATTAAATTATCCCTGCAAACCACGAGATTTTAACCGGCACGTGCCACCGATCTCCGTCCAGTCTGCCTTGTCCTATTTCAGGCGTTCTGTCTATCCGAACAGTCACACCGTTGCTTGTCATTGATATCCCTCTTTTAAACGTTGTTCTTATTAACTGGGCTCTTGTTGCCGCAGCAGCAGGCCCCGTCTGTATCGGATAAAATAAAGAAACCTGAAATATCCCTCTTTCTCTATAAAATTCAGTTCCCATTGTTGGGTTATCCGGCATTGCAGGCAAAAGATAAACAGATTGATATGGAGTGCCTATTACCGGTGTATACGGAACATTTTCCCAAGCCGTCGCAAGGGCTGGGATAATTGTATTCAGTTCAGATTCAAGGGCTATTCTTACGCTTACAATACTCATTTCATCCCTTTCAATGCATTGCCGACAAAAGTATTAAATTCTTGTACAGTTAGTCCAACCATTCCGTTTGGGGGACACTGTCTGCTCCATCCGTCCTCTAATCTCTGAATATACGGCACTGAATTTTGAATATAATGATCTTGTCCTACGGCCTTTCCTTTTGAAAGACTCCCTAAAATTCTTGCGTTTGATACTGAACCAGATCCATCAATCTCATCATAGATTTTTCTTTCCAAAGACCCAAGAGAATGTGACCAGTTCGCCCTTGCGTGCCCTCCAACATATCCTGGAGGTGGAGAACTCTGCCAATAAGATGGATCACCAACAGGCGTCCGTTCTATCACACGAGTACTCAAATCAAGAACAACCTTTCGGATAACCTGATCTTTTCTATCCTCACACTTTTTTATAAACTTACTGATGTTTGCTATGAAATTA